TTAAACAATCTTGAGGAAGTTGGAACCATCTTTATAAACGGTGCCCGCTGGGGCGCCGGATATATCTCCAAGAGTTTTTACATTTTTCAGGGCGATCATTCCATTCGCTGAAAGCTCAACACTTTCAGCGCCGCCATTCATTTTTATCTTTAGCGTACCAGAGGCAGTACCTCCATTTGTACTGGTCCATTCAAGCGTCGCAATAGTCAATGCAGAGCCATCATTAGCGGTGCCTTGAAGAAGCAGCTTGCCTGTATTCCCAGCCCCAGAACTGGAAATTCTCAGAGCTGCTGACTGGCCAGTTGGAAGTACAATATCCACATGCTCCTTTGGATATTGGCTATGAATGCCAACCTTTGAAAGATCAGTGAGCCCGCCCGCTCCAGGAGCAACAGTTACTCCCGGTACGACTGATTTGGAAAAAAGAGATACAGAATCTCTGGAAGGGTTTACCGCTGGATTTCCGTCATTAATGCCGTTACCAATAGCAATAGAACCACCGTATGCCTGAACGTTTCTTCCTGCTGCAAAAGAGCCGTCACCAGCAGCGCGTACGCGATACCCTAAGGCGATTGCAGCCACTCCGTCACTTGCTACCCCTCCAGGGTCATTTGTAAATCCAGCCCTTGCCTGAGAATAGTACCCTACAGAAAAAGACGCTCTGGAATTAGCCTGCGTGTCTTCGCAAAGTGCAGCTGATTTTGCACCTAGGGCGATGACATTTTTCCCGAAAGCAAACGCGCAATAACCCTCAGCGTTAGGCGAGGTAATGTCATCCGGGTTACCTGTAGCACTCCCTGCGCCACCAGCAAGAGATGCAACACCATAGGTTACGCAATCATGACCAAACGTGGTGGTATAAACCGCAAATGATGCGCCATTCCGGTTAAATGATACAGAGTATTCACCGATCATGGCCGGGTCACCCCAGGAGTTTCTTGAAGGCAACCCTCGCCAATAATTCCTCTCATCATCAAGTGGCTCGATGTCAGATCCGCCAACACGTAGCCAGCCTTTGACCTTATCATATGCCCAGATAAGGCCACGCGTTAAGGTTGCACCGGATGGAATGCCATAGTTAACTTTCTGCCCGATAATTTTAAATCCATCATCGGCTGCAAGATCATTTCGAAGAACCGTGTCGCCAACACTAAGCCACTTCCCTGGGCCAATACCACCAGTGGATTCTGGTGTTGAGGAAGGTGGAACGTTTTTACCTCCATCCGGGAAAGTACCAGTCCATTTGTAATATGTGTTGTTAGCAGTATTCAGCAGAGCTTCATTAAGGTTAACGGTAGCCCCGGTTGTGAAGCTAACGCCAGACAATGTGATGATTCCAAATGAAGCCGCCGCATCGGCCACCATTACTTCCAGCCCATACCAGGTACGACGCCCAACACCAAAACGGTCTAACCAGATAGCCTCAGTAAGGCTATTTAATGCAAAATCATAATTCTGCGCGTTGTCGTAAAGATCCCGAGGGTCAGTAGAACCAATCGGATTGCCTGTGTTATAGGTTGTCATAGCTTCCTCAGAAATAAAAAAACCCGCCGAAGCGGGTTTGTTATTAACTATTATCTAAGCGACATCGCCGGGATAGCTGGCATCGTCGTACTGATATTTTGCTGGGTTGTACTGGATTGCCGTCACATCATTCGCTCCATCACTTCCCGGTGAGATCTCACCTATAAGAGCGTCATAACCGACACGCGTTGAAGAGCAGAACATCACTCGTGGTGGCTCAATTGAAGGATCACCCATTATCCACGTTTCAGGCGATAGCGCGCTGCTGTATGGAACAATCAGGGTAAAGTCATCTATCCGGGTTGGAACAAGCAGAGCTGATGCCATTCCATCCTGATCACGAATTACGACGCGTGGATTTGGGAACGTCCAGTCAGGTGCTTCGCTGAGGGTCAAAGTTATAGTACTGCTGTTAAAACTCATCTCCTCAATGAGACAACTGAGCGTCTGGTTACCAGGTATATCATCTGTGAAAATCACCCTGTCCATAAACTCATAGCAGAGCGCGTCCATTTCAGTCGATGTGTCATGGGAAAGGCGCTGTAACTGATAGCCAAGTAACCGCCGCATTCCAATACGATACGCTCTGTCCTGGTTCAGAACACCATCAAGCTTGAAATTCTCAACTTTTACAGGTGTTGGTTTATCAGGTAACCGGCACTGAACAGTTTCCTCCGCCCAGGTCAGTTCGTTAATGTATGTCACATCAACGCCGTCATAATCGTCCTCATTTGGAGCTTTGAAAGATGTTGTCAGTTCAGCGGTTGTTTCCTGTGGCGTTATCATACCAGTCCATGGTTTTACCCCTTCCCTTCCAACTGATGCCATGCCGTCAGATAAAAGGAAATACCCCATACCTGCATTGGTAATGGTCTTTAGCATTTCCAGTGCAGAAACAGTATCCGTTGTGGCGAAATCAAACGTCTCGCCGCGAGGGGTCCAATAGTTAGCTTCAAGAGCATCTATCGCAGCTCGATCAATTTCATTATCACTATATCCAAGAGACTTGAGCACATGATACAGGGCTGCGCTAATACTTCTTGGACTACCCTCGTCATACTGACGGGTCGGAGTCACATTGACACGTCTGTCAGACTGCGCCCCAAGTCGGTTCCCTGTTCTGATGCTCAAAGCTATGGTAGTTATATCCCGATAGCTTGTTGGTCTTTTTGGTAAGCGCGAACGCAGCGCCTGCCAGTAGACCTGATCGCGCGTTGAACCACCTGCAGGTGCTTCCTTCCTTCGCATTCGGATTTCATATTGACCAGGGGAAACATCGATCACTCTGGTAAACCCAATCTGGTCTTCAACGCTCCTTGTGTACTCCAACTCTAAAGTAGTCCAGTCGATGGCGCCAGCAATCCGGTATTGAATATAAATGCCTACTGTTTTTGACCTCTTCTTACCCTTACTGTTGTATTTTGCGAGGCCATTCTGGAAGTTAAGGTTGACCTCAATACAATTTGTGGTCTCGCCATCGGGGCAAGTAAGAAATGGTCCAATCCAGTCATAGTCATCATTAACACCGGTAACTGAACCATCGAGAACAGTGCGCTGAATAAATCCAGTCCATGTTGGATCGTCAGTGACGGCTCTGTTACCAGAACTATCAGTTGTGACTTTCACCCTACTTACAGTGATCGTTAGCCCTGAAATAGCTGTAATTTTAAAACTGTATTCTGTGGGATATAACGTCAGACGCTGAGCCCCAACAGGTATCCCGGCAAATTTTGTTCCAGTAGCGGAATCATAAGCAAGGCGGATACTGGCGGGAACAGCAGCTGTACCTCCAGTTGATTTAACTCCTGCAGTATCAACTGGAGCGCTGCCAAATACGCTTACCGGCAATGTACTGTGGGTTATTGATCCACCAGCAAACGGGCTACTTTGTTCGTCAATGACCACTCGTCCTGAATTATCAAGAGCCCTTAAACCTGATGCACTAAGTTGGCTGGTTATGGCATTAACAAGCCCGCTCATCGTTACATAATTACTGGTCAGTGAAATTGTGTAGGTTACGCTTTTCCAGGTGATTGTGAACGTCTGAGGGGTGCTGCTGAAATCATAAGTTGTTGGTGAAGCGCTGGCCGCAATACTAGCTGTGCTGCCGCCTACCCCAGGTACCGCTGGAACTGCTGGGCTATATGCGGCAACGAACAAATCAAACGTATCGTTATTCACCTCAAGCGTCATGGCCATACCTACAACCGGAGCCATCTCTGACACAGAGCCATAAATAACGCTGTATCCGTTATTAATATCTATGGAATAAGTGTCAGGCGCTTCAATATCAATAATGGTTCCAGTGGTCCATGACGGAGGAATTTCAGTATCTTCAGAACTGGAGGATGACCCAATCAGGGTAACCGTATTCGTATTAAATAAAATAGCCTCTGATACTACACTGACTGTCTCTGGGCCGCTTGAACCAAGATCCAGCCCCGCAGTCCCAGAGGTTGTATTTCCCACCTCTGGTGAGTTGAACCAGTTTTCGGTCCTGGTATCGGAAGAAACATCCGCGCCAGGCGGATAGATGGTATAAGAAACATCTTCCCCAAAAGCAGCAAACGGCGTATTGCCAATACGCATTTCTGTTGCAGGAAGGGTAACCCGCCCAATTCCAATATTCAGAAACATGCTGGTGATCATGTCTTTTTCGTTAACGAAACGACTTACCGGCTGTACAACGTAATCTGGCCATACGCGGTACTTTCCGAAAATTTCACGAATTGGATCACCGAGTTTGGCAGTATTCGCTTTCGCGGGGTTAAGGTCAATCTGATCGCCGTTACCTGGCTGGCTGTAACCGCCAGTTTGCATATTGCTCATCATAAAGATGGAATACGCAGCACTCGCTACCGCAACCGCAACTGCGGCCCATGCAGCTATCTCCAGACCTGTGCCGTATGGTACCGGATAGATTTTAACGTCGGTTTCCGGCTGAAGAATCAAGCCTTCCCATTGTTCTGGTGGCACCGGCTTGTTGTTTACTTCAACTGAAATTGGGTGCTCTCTTTCGAGAGTCCACCCTTCAATGTTTGCCGTTAGCCAACCAGAAAGGCTTACGTCACCATGCTCGTGAGTTTCCAGCGGCTCACCTGGCAGCCTTGACGGGAAGATTCTGATAGTCACTGGTAATACTCCACTTTCACAAAACGACGCTCAAAGCGTGACAGAGGGAGGAATGTGACATTGGATTTAGGGTTGCACTCAGCAGCATAAAGAGAGCCGCCAATGTCCACCACAATAGCAACATGCGTAACCATGCCGCCCGAATAGCATGCAATTCCCGCCCCTGGTGCTGGAACGCATTTTTTGAGCTCTGACATCAGCCCGCGCGCTTCTCTGTCAAGGCCGTCATTATCCTTTGTTACCCCGGCGAACTCAGGCCACAGAGGCAAATTAAGGTCACTACGGATTTCGTTCACTATCCCGAAACAGTCAAGTTCAGGGTAAATGCGTCCGCCCTTCAGCCAGGTGACTGAACGGTATTTATCTGGATCAAACATGAGCAGTCCTTACGTCAGATAACGAAGACCAGGGAAGTCAGGAAGTGTGTAACGGTAACGGGGCCACGCGGTATCAAGGATATTCATATACCCTGCTGTAATCTGCACCTCAGTTGCAGTCCATGACCCGTTTTTAATCGCCAGAGTATAAGGTGGTGCAGCGGGAGCCGTAAGGTCCGATGAAACGTAACGCCTGAATGTCAGGCTGGCATTGCTCAGATTATCAAGCGCGTTTCTGATAGCCGTTGAAACCACCCCATCAATATTGCTAATGGCAAATTTAAGGTCCTGCGTACCATCAGCGTTTCGGGCTGGCAAGGCGATATCAATCGCTGAGCCGGTGAACGTTGCCTGTTGTCCATTTTCCAATGAAACAGTGATATCGTCCCATCCACGCGTTAACCAGTAATCGACGCCGCCCACTGTTATTTGTAGGGTATCAATGATCACCTCATCACCACTGCTGGCATAAAGCCTGTTCAATACCGTCATGCTGCTGGCCACTCCCTGTTAAGCGCGATATCAATAATATCCATCCCGGAAATAAACTCCGGGAACTGGCCCCATGGAGGTGGAAGGCCAATAGCTCGATCATAAAGTTCTAACTCTGCGGTGTACTGCCAGTAGTTTCCTCCTATGATGCTTGGCCCCTGATATATATCAGTGAATCTACAAACCTTTGACGATTCACCACCAGGAGTACGTAACTTCATATTGAACCAGGCAGATCCATCAGTGATTGCATCACGAAACCAAGCTTCAAAAACCTGAGCCTGCACATCGGTTAATGTCCATGTGACACTGGCCATTGTTGGGGTAGACATATATCGTCTACGCTGTCTGGCTCTCCCTGAGGTTAATGACGTTCTGAGTAACGGGCTTACCGGCTTTAATCCATATCCCTCCTGAAGAGGGACAGGAAGCGAATCGTGCGGATAGTTGATATTGGTTGTGATAGCCATTAGCCCCTCTTCCTCGATGCAGTCCATCCACTATTAAGAGCTTTTGAAGCTTTTCCTGTACCGGCAGAAAGATCGTTAGCCGTCATCTGGTGGCCAAGTACCGCGCCCCGTTTTACAGCGTCCTCAATCAGCATTAGCGTTCTCTGATCTGGGTCGCCATGGATCTCTATAGGTACGGTAATATTTGATGCCTGTTGGGATGAGGTTTGCTTATTAACTCGATCCAATGTGGCATCCAGTTTTGCACTGGTCTTCGCCGTGGTTACTCGTTCACCTTGTTGCAATAACCACGTACCGGTTTCAGGAACGCTATCAATACCATCGTGAGCCATACCGGAAAGCGCTGATACGCTAACACCTGCTACAAGCGGAGCGGTGATGGCTGCTGCTGCGGCCATTGATGCAGGCGCAAGCGCTGGACCAACGATAGGGATTGCTGCTGTTGATGCGTAGGCTGCGAGCTGAGCCTGGAATGATGTCGCCTGAGCATTACCTATCAGTGTTCCTGCTGCGGAAGCCTGAGCAGTTTTACCGACAAGTAACTGAACCCCCTGATATACCAGCCACTGTGCGGCCATTTCAGTGAGCGTTTTAATAACGACCTGACCAAGGTCAGCAAAAATATTACTGAAGAAATCACCTAAATCTTCAGCACCGGTAACTAAGTCCTGAAGGTTATCAGCTATAGAAGACGTTGCGCTGTCAAGAATAGACGTCATCCCATCAGCGGCAATCTGATAATAGTCAGATGACTTCTCAGCATAATCATTCAACGAGTCGAATATTCCGCTTTGCCAGTCACCCATCTTGTCATCAGATTTTTGGTAGTAGTCCTCCTGTATTTCAAGACGTTCATTCAGAGCATCCTGCAGCGCCTGAGTTTCCTTGTCATACAGTGATTTCGTTATGTCACCACTCTGATACTGCTTCTGCAGGTCGGCCTGCTTCTCAAGAAACCCGCTCTGGATATCCAATAACTCCTGCATGCGCTGACGGGTTTTCTTGCCCATGCCTGCACCAACAAATTCTGCGTCATTGGCAGACTTGTCGTTTTGATTTTGCTTTCTGAGATTTGCCGCGAACTCTGCAAGCTTCAGGTTTTCCTCATTGGCCTTTTTGAGGGCGTTAAGCCTATCAACTTCTGTGGCTAACTGTTGAAGCCTCTCCTGCTGGGCGGCATTAATACCGGTTAGTTTGCCGGTTGTTAAATCGAACCGGAGTTTTTCAACCTCGGTTACTTCCTGATTTTTTTTACCGGTTACGTCAATTAACGCGATCTGGCGCTGATAGCTCGTTTCCAATGCCTTGAATGCAGATTCAAGTTTCTTGGCACCTGCGTCAGGAGTAACTTTTCCGTTAGTGCCTCCTGGGGGAAGCGAAAATGGTTTGTCTGTCCCTACGGTGGCGGACCCAAGAGGAAGAGCGCCAACAACAGGTTTTGCCAGTTTATCTCTTGTTTGAATGAGTGTACTCAGCTCATCATTCAGAGCTTTTACACTGTCATCACCGCCTGTAAGCCAGGCAAACATTGATTTATCCTGAGAGTAAACACTCTTCCTTCCCTCAAGATTTTTTTGAAGATAAGCAATACGCTCGTTTACCTGATCGATATTGTTCAGGTCAATTTTCCCGCTTAAGGCAGCAAAGCGATTACCAGTGCTTGCAGCAAGTTGGCCAGCACCAGCAGCAGCCTTAACCAGCCACCCGGCAAGCTGCGCTACTTCAGAAACGAGATCAGAGATTCCCTGTAAAACCACAGGATCGGTTAATACATCGTGAAGCTTATCGAGAGAGTTTTGCAGTGGAGTCAGGTCTACTTTTGCCAGCCCCGCTGCGATCTCCATTTTAAGACCTGCTACCTGCGCTTCCATGTCTTCAAATAACTGGTTAACTTTAACCAGGTCATCAATCGAAGCGGGGTCAGGCGCCACGCCATAGTCTTTCGCCAGATCAATAAACTGCTTAAGTTTTTCGTTATTGTTATCAAACAGTGGCAGCAGTTTAGAGAGATCATTGCCGAGACTTTCAAGGATTGTCGTCTTCTCGGCATTGGTGCCAATTTTGCCAAGAGACTCACCAATTGCCAGCAGCTGTTTATCAGGGCTTACTTTTGACAATTTCTCAGCTGACAGGCCAAGGGCATTAAGTGCATCAACAGCCTCGCCTGATTTATTCAGGACCGCATCACCAATCTTATCGCCAATATCTTTGAAAATATCGGCCATCTGATCGCCGGAGACTCCTGCCTTTTCCGCAGCAAATTGCCAGGCTAAAAGCTCCTGTGTTGATATCCTTAACGACTTTGCCCAACGGTCAGTTTCGGTAATCTGTTTGGAAGTGCTTTTCAGTAACTGAAAGCCGGCAGCACCAACAGCCAGACCAGCCGTTACTGCAGCTGCACCAATGCCAGCAAGTGCCGTTCCAGCTGCAGCTGCATCCTCATGGACCTGTTTACTCCATTTTGCTGATGCACGTTCAGCCTGATTAAGTCCTGAAACAAATCCACCCGTTTTGGCAATCAGGTCGATAGTCAGTGTACCGAGATTTTTCCCAGCCATATTTTATGTCCACTCCTTCATGGCCTCTTCGAGAGTGATCGCGGGCGCGTTGATGTGGGGTGTGAAGTCGGTAATGCTAAAAGGTGGGGTGTCTTTTCCCCGGTTGACGTTTGCCAGCACAGAAGCAACCAAACCGGCAGCCCACTCAGTGCGCATCATTGGGTTAAGACTGCCAAATTTAGAACGGTACGCTGACCAAATCTGATATTCCCTGATACTCAATAACTCCTGGGCTTCAGCAATGGTCCTTCCACCGATGCCATTCAGGACTAATTCGCACCAGAATTCGTCTTCTGCGCTGAGCTCTCCTTTCCCAGAGAGTTCACTTCCTGAATTGCTACGAGCAAGGCAATAGTCAGGCTTCCATCGAGTGCTCCGCGCTCAGGATCAGCATGTCCGGTAATATCATCAGGAGTGAAAACAGGTTCGCCATTCTCATCACAAATGGAAGATGCAATGCGTCCAGCAACACCGTCAGACTTCCCGCTCAATGCAAGAATGTCAAACTTAGCGGAATGATATCCAATAGGACGAACATACGTAGTAGCAACATGTTTATTACCGTCCTTATCGGTCCATTCAATCTCCTTCTCTACCGGGCGGCCAGTAAATGCACCTGCATTTTTAATCGTGTCGAGCGTCAGTTTCATTTCTTTGTTCCTTCAAAAGGCGGGGTTTCCCCCGCTCAAGTTCAAAAGGTATTTAGCTTGTTGGTTGTACTTTAGGGATCCATACGCCCTGCCCTGAGCGCTGAATAGTCGCCGACGTCTGAACAACGGTGTTAGCCTGGAAGTCGAAAGGGAAGTCTGAAACATACCCCTGGAATACATACCAGGTACGGTCATCAGGAAGTGAAAGTCCATCAACTGCATCAGGATCACCTGATGTCGCAACAGTTGGTACTGACTCACCATCGGCCCAGCCAATAGCAAAAGTTAAATTCTGCTGGTCATTTGACTCAGCCAGATTGCTTAAGAGCAGGTGACTGTCATTAGCAGGATCAGCGTTCAAAGCAACGGTTGCCTGGCCAGGAGTGCGCAGACCTTTTTTGTACTGGCGGGTATTTCGTTCGCTGAGACAGGTATCCTCAATCTGATCAGCAGGGCTACTGCCGGGTGAAAACGATGTGATACATTCAATTTCGCTCACGACACCATTCGCGAGCACATACATCTGTGTGCCTTGAGTCACTACTGACATAGTTATCTCCGGATATAAAAAAACCGGCTCAAGGCCGGTGAGTGGAAGGGTTTGGTTTATCGTTTTACAAACCAGTCGACATCAAATGAATATCGGTAACGGTTAGTATTGGGGTCGCGAGTTTGTCCACCCCAGCGTGTAATATTGGCTTTAGCCTGGATGGCATTTCTGATTGCTTTTGCTACTGCAATAACTTCTTCATCAGTATTACCATAGATATCAACCTGCAGGGAGAAGCGATCAATATCAGGGATCTGATTGAGGAAGTTTTCTGGCTCTCCGCCTGGTATGGTCTGCCACACTGCATAAGGGTAAGTGACATTGTCATTTTGCATACCAAATGGATAAAGCCTAATCGGGTCAGAACCGAGAAGGTCTGTTACCGCCTGGCTTGCTGCACAGACAGGAAATATCGGAGGTATCATGGCGGCACTCCTTTTTTCTGTGCTCGCTGAATTGCTCGGTCTATACCGACCTCATAGTTAACTGCAAAAGAGTTAAAGACTTCGGTGAGACGAGAATTTGCTGCCGCACGAACAAGCGGCCTGGCAGCCATCTTTTCAGTACCAAATTCCAGAAGTCTCCAGTGAGGTGTCGGAGCATCTTTGGACATGCTTGGATGTTTTTTAAGTACAGCCCCCTGAAGAATTCCGATGCGAAACCCCAGGTCTCCAGTTAGTTTGAATACCTTACCGTTCCATCTGAGTGCAGCATTACCGGATATGTTACGAGCTGTATGAGGGTCATCCAGTCGCGAGGCATTATTTTTAATCTGGTTCACGATGATGTTACCAGCCTTCCTCAAGGCAGAACGACCGCTTTTGCGCCGAAGGTCATCGCTTATCGCGTCAAGCTTTCCCAAAAGTGAATCAAGACCATCGAGCTTTACTTCAACTCCATCAGCCATCTTTCACCCCCTGAGAACATGGGAGAGTGAGATATTCAAGCCCACTATCAGTATCAGGAAGAATTCCTTCTACAGCGTAAATTTTTCCTCGGAAAGTAATTCTGTCCTGATTCTGAATATCCTCCCGATATCGTATTTTTACGCGGGCAATTAACTCAACATTAGCGGCCTGAGAGGTAATGAACTCTTTGACGGAAACAGGCGTTACTTCAGCATATACATCTGCAATTTTTTGCCAGGAGTAAGACATAGCACCGGTAGAAGGGTTTTGCACACCTGTTCGGCGCTCAATGCTGATCCTGTGCCTCAATTTCCCGAGGTTCATCTTTACCTCACTTTTCTCTCACTCAGGTAAGTTTGCTGAGGAAGGTTATCCTCTTCAACTTCTTCGGCCAGCGTTTGCATTATCAGTTTGCAAAGTGACTCATTCGAGTTGGCCAGACGATTAATTGCCTCAGTTTGTTTTGTCTGAGCTGCTGTCTGGGCCTTTAGCGCTTGCAGAAGTTCTATTGCGAGTTGCTCGTTCATAGGCTTTTTTCATCCATTTTTTTATCCATTCACGGCGGCGGGCACAACCTGCACAAGCCATATCAACTCCTTAAATTATTGTCGGCCTTCGAAGGTCATAAATCAGCATGGTGACAGCGTAAGGGAGTTCACCCTGCTTCAGTTTTTCTTCTTCCTCACCGCCACGGTTCCTGTCCAGATAGCCAAGCAAAACAAGCAAGGCTGTCTGGCAGCGCTTAAGCGGCTCTCCCTCTACCAGAACCCCGGAACTATCAACAACGAGCTCACGACTTCCCTGAATGAAAGACAATATGGCAGCGCTTCCGCCCTGTATTTTCATCTCAAGATCGGAGTCTCCATAATCATCATCAATTCGAAGGTGAAGCTTTGCTTCGTCAAGGTCTACCAGTTCAATCATGGTTTATCCCTCAAGTCCCGTCCCTTCTTAACTGCAAGCGTCCAACCTTTTGTACCTGGTTCACCTGGCTTATCTGCAGTTTTTTCATTGCAGTGCCATAGCGAACCAGCCCAGGTTACGGTGTCTCCAGGTTCGTACTCTTTACCCGCCTTAAATACATCGCGGTAAATGGTGACCGGGATAGCAAATGTTTTTACGTCAACAAGTCCGCTGGCTTTTTCAAGTGAGATAGTGAAGAGACGTTCTTCATCCTGCTGGATGTTGACCCCGGCGACACCGTCCACAATACATTCCCATCCGCGCATTCCGTCGGTCTTCTGATAAGAACGCCATAGCCCTCCTTTGTGAGTCGCATACGTTCCACGTGGGTAGGATTTTGTTTCATCAATGCACGGTTCTAATTCAATTTGCAGGGCATCTCGCCCATCGCTCGGGGTGATCGGTTCAGGTATCTCGTCAACCGCTGCTTTAACTGCATCAGCAACCAACTTAGGAACGTCTGGCAACTCTGGAACTACCGGTTCCGGAATCTCGGCCACGGCGGCCTTAACCGCATCCTCTACCAGTTGCGTAATGTCTGGCAACTCTGGAACTATCGGTGCCGGAATCTCAGCCACAGCGGACTTCACCGCATCGTTGACCAGTTGCGTAACGTCAGGAAGCTCTGGAATTACCGGTGCTGGAATCTCGGCCACGGCGGCCTTAACCGCATCCTCTACCAGTTGCGTAATGTCTGGCAACTCTGGCAATACCGGTGCTGGAATATCAGCTACAGCAGCCTTCACCGCATCAGTAACGAGACTCTTCACTTCCCTTTCAAACTGAGATTTCATAGCGGTGATGATATCCCTCACCTCTTCACCGATCGCCTGAATGATAGATAATTCGCGCTCATCCATTGTTAATAATCCCTCTCAGTGAAGTTTTTACGAATGACTTTTCAACCAGAGAAATGGCTGATTTCGCAGGGGGCGTAGGATCAGAAGTATTTTTACCAAATGGGTTATCTGACGCATCGCGCCTTGCAAGTGCAGGGAGGCTGAAGTTTTGCTGTTGCAGGAAAAGATCATCTCCACCTTCAACAGGTGGAAGGTTTTCACTTTTTCTTGCTTCGTTAGGTGTAAGAATTGTGTTTTTAACCCCTTCACCAAGTGCTTTCATTCTGCGTTCGCTATCCATGCGCAGCAATGCGCCAATATCAAGCTCAACACGCTTATTTTGGCCAAGGTCGAAGGTTTCCTTAAGCAGTGCCTCAATTGACTCAATGAGCACCTGAAGGCACTGTGAATAGTATTGCTGTTCAAGTGCCTCCACGTTGTCAGAACTTGGTATTTCACCGACTCCAGCCTTATATGCCGGTACGTGAAATGCTGAGCAAACCATTTCAGCAGAAAGTTTTTGCTGTTCTACCGTCTGTGCATCCACTGCAGACATGGTAATTGCTTTATATTCAGCTCCACCAGATAGCAGCCCAGTTTTACCTGCGTTCTCACCGGTATAACCTACATCCCATGCTGCCTTAATTTCTTTTGCTTTTTCAGCATCAATAGCGCCAGGGATGGTAATCACGCCGCTGGGCTTGCCGCCGTTTTTAAAGAAGAATGCTGAGCTTTCCTGAATGTGTTTACCCTGCATTGCAGCCAAGCCACAGGCGTAGATAGGTGAAATGCCAATCAGTGGGTGAAACAGGGAGTTAAAACGGTCATGAATGATCTCTCTTGCCGGCACCGTAACCTGTGTAGGGAGACCGCTAATCTTGTCAGGGCTGATCTGGTAAAAGACAGAACCATCATCAGCAACCAGAGGGATAACTTTATCCGGATCAAGAATACGGAGCTCAGTAATCTTTCCAGCATTATTTTTTACCTTCATCACGTAGGTATTACCGCGTGAAAGTTTCGAGTTCATCCATGTTTCAAAGAACTGAATCGTGTTCTGAAACTGGTTTGGTTTGGCGATAAGAGTGTCGAAACTGGCATCAGAAACATCTTTCCAGATACCGTTAGAATCCTTTGATTGAATAGCAGGTGACATCTTAGAAATGTCACTGGCGATCAACGTAATGCAGGAAAAGACTGCATAGTATGAAAGTACCGTTTCATTCCTGACTTCCATATTTCGCTGCCATGCCCCACCAAATGGCTCACGAACGAAAGAAAAAAGTGGAGTCCATACGCCGGATGGTGGTTGCTGTAGCGCTTTCTCTTTCCGTCTAAAAGGGTTCCACATCAGCCATTCTCCGCGTTTTCTTTTTTGTTTTTACGCACCCCTGCTTTTTTGCCGGTCACGTATTCCGCTTTGTTCAGCAGAACCAGCACCTTTGCGCACTGGTCATTCACAATTTTCTCATCACCTGGCAATGAGTCATGTGTACGCTGAAGGTATCTGATTTTTGCCATCTGAAATGGCGGGGTTTCCCCCGCCCTCCTTTTTAGCTTGTAGAGCCAGTGCTGTAATCAACGCCAGAGATTACTGCTACGGCCGCATCGCGGCGGCGTTTCCAGTTAATCCAGCGTTCAGCTCGGATTGCCACGCTGTTCGTCTGGAACATGGATACCAGTTCAACACCAGCTGGCGTCGTGCTGTCATGGGTCGGCGCACTCTGCATTTCCAGAGAAGCCTCGCGAGACATATCAACTGCAACACCGCCATCGTCTGCCAGGTACACATCAGGCGCATTAACCAGTACCAGCTGATTACCAACGTACTGGGAAACGATAACTGGTAGCCCCTGGAACGTACCGCCCAGCATGGTCATATCTGGGTACTCTTTCTGACCAAGAGCGTTTTTACGCATAGACAGAGTAAGTGCCGTAGTGCTGGACATCAGCCAGACTGCGCCATTCGGTTGCAGGTTGTTTGTGATGAACTGGCCGAACGCAGCAGAAGCATCGGCATCCGGGTCACCAGTTGAAGGAATCGCAGTAATGCCGTTGGTGATGGATGCCGGAGAGACATCAGCGACCGCTGCTTTCGCCGGGTCAATGAAGTCTGTATCCAGACGTGCGATTACCGCTTCCGCCAGGGCATTACGCACCAGAGCATCTGCGGATGGGTTGGAGAAACGGATCAGCTCTTCTGTCAGCACCGCGATAGAAGCCACTTTGGAGAAACCGAAAGTGATCGTAGCGAAGTCGAATTTAGTGAGCGGTTTCGCTTTACCCTGGCCAACCCAGTTTGCTGAACCACCGGATGTTTGCGCCGGGATTCGCACGTTAAATGGAACCTGACGAAGAGACGGGATATTTCCCTGACCAAAACGACCGATAATTGTCTGTGGGCGCAGGAACTCAACGAAGTCTTGCGCATAGTCCTGATATTCTACCAGTGCGCCTGCCCATGTTGGGTCTGTCGTAGTGCCAGCACTTACAGCCGCCTTCAGAACATGATGAAGCTTCGTGTCTTCTGGATACTGATTTTTTGCAATCTGCAGCGCTTCAGAACGGCTACCGTTGCCTGCCGCCAGTGATTTTGCAAAGCGAGCGAACGCGATACCTTTTTCCAACTTCTGCTCAACACGGATGATAGCCGGGGACTGACTGACCACGGTTACTTCACCATTTGCAGCTTTGGTTACAGGTTTAGCCGTTGAAGCGATACTGGCTTCCATATCGCGCAGACGTTTCAGGTGTTCATCTACAGATTTAATTTCAGAAGAAACACTGTCATAGCTCTCAGTTTCTTCAGCATCCAGCGTTCTGCCTTCATCTGCGGCTTTGCTCATGATTTCGCTCAGTGAACCAGCCAGCGCCGCACGTTTGTTTTCAAAACTTTTGATCTGTTCAGCGATATTCATCGTTGGTTTTCCTTTTTGAGAAGATTTATTCGGTGCTGAAGCGCCAGCAGAATTAATGTTTTTAACTACCGGTTTCTCAGTGCCAAGCGCGGCGAGTAACTGGCGGTCAAAAGATTTAACGGTTTGAATTGAACACTCGGCGTTAGCCGGAATCGTTACTGCAGAGACTTCAAGCAGTTCCCATTCAAGAAAATGGATGCCGCCAGAGTCGAGATACGCGTATTTAATTGGCTTGAAGCCGATAGACAGGCCTTTTACGAGTCCTGATTTTATTGATGCCCATGCTTCTTCAAGCCTGGCCACCAGTTGCGATGGCATGTCCGGTGTTGGCTTCACAAGTTGTGCCGTGATTTGAAGCCCCTCTTTCACTTTCTTTGCAGCGCAGTTCCCTATTGGCTGGGTTCTGTCGTGCTGCCAGAGAAATGGGTTTTCACTGCCAAACTTCGCACCGTCAGGGTCCATAATGTCGCCGTCACGGTCAGGTGATGGTGTGGAGGCAATCCCGGTGATTATCCGTTTGTCCTCATCCACCGCTTTCACCGTCATGATCGTACATGCGCGGTCAAGCTTCATTTACTGTCCTCCAGAAACGAAAAACCCGCCGTAGCGGGTCATTAACTGACGTGTGATTTATATGAAAAATACCTGGTAATCTTTTTTCTTCGCTTCGGGATTAAGAGCCATTAGCGAAACGGCATTGAACAGGGCCATGAGTGGGTCAATTTTCCCCTTCCCGCTGGCCTGTTTGGTAATGAGGATTGCGTTACCTTTGGGTTCTACCCTTGCGTTACCAACACACCAGGCCATTAACGGCTGACCGCCATGAATGAGAACACCCTCGGCAAGCTTGCGCTCTGTGGTCTTTATCGCACCACCAAGCCGCCAGCCTTGACTCACGCCAACTACCGAATCTTCAGGTATTTCAGCCTCCACGAGAGCATCAAGGATCTGACCAACTCCTGAAGGGTCAATACCAATTTTGTCCAGCAGCTCCGCATCATTGATACGACTGACATATTCAGCAACTTCCTCTGTGTCCTGTCCTACTCGCTTAACGATGGTCAGATCACCGGCCTTAACGAAATCGTTGAACCGTGATTCCTCACTTTTTCGGCGGCGCACTGCAATTTCATGCGCCCAGGCATGCCCCCATCCAATCCATTCACGGGTGTTTTTGTCACGCCCGATCACGAAAAGTCCAAGAAGGTCATCAAGGCCACCGCCATCTATACCAACAGTGGCAACTTCAGCATGCTGTAGGATATCGGTGAAGGTCACCGGCCTGATTTGGGCCTCCCAGAAATCAACACCTGCCCAGCGGTCAGTTCTGAGGTTAAGGCCTATTTCGATATTAAGGTGCTTGGCGAGAAACTGCTGAAGTGTGCCATCTGTTTTGGCCTGGTTTTTACGAAGCTGATCGGCTATCCACTCGGCACTGACAGAGCGTCCAATATTTGGATTTGTGATGTAGAAGTTTTTAGGATCAAGATATGCCTTACTTTCCACCATATGGTCAGGAAATTCGTACAGGATTCCCAGCGTTTTGTGGTCGATTATTTGACCATCACGAACTTTACGCCAGTAATCAAGGCGCTCTTTGAAAACACCAGCTGGCGGCTCATCGCTTTCCGTTGTGAGAAATATTACCCACCCTTCGTTACGTGAAACCTGACCGCCAAGCGCCTCCATAAACATCGCTTCTGCATTCGACCGTTTTCCGAACAACCAGAGCTCGTCTACCAGGATCCGGCCAGATTTTTTACCGGAAACCGTATCAGTGTCAGCGGCTACAACCTTAAGGGTATTTCTCGTAATCCGATGGGTGATTGTCCTGATATGGTCCTGAATCTGGAACATATCAGAAAGCTCATCGTCAGCACGTATCATTCCGGCCGCTGGCTTGAAGCTATTATCAGCAACCTCTTTTGTTGGTGCCAGAATCAGGTGTTCCTCATCCTCTCGCCAGCAAAGTATGAGCGCGGTCAGCATAATTCCGGCAGCAATGGTTGATTTGGTGTTTTTCTTTGAAATCAGTAACCCATACTCACGTATAAGTTGGTTCCCTGTTTCAGCGTCGTAGCCACCAAAGATGGCCTTAACAAAATCAAAAACCCATTCCTCAGAACATTCACCAAAAGTTGGTTTACCAGGCAGGTCTGAAACACGGAGCTCACGGAAAATACCAAGCGCCTGCTCTGCCTGATCGGGAAAAATTGGTGGTGGGATGATTGACTCACCAGCAACAAGTCGCCGTTCCCAATCGAGACAGGCGGTAGACCACTGAGCCATACGTTACACCTTATTGTTGACCACCAGCTTTGGTGGTGCCATGGCACCGAATTTACTGGCAGTGGCTGCGACCTTCGCGGCGGCGTGGCGGGCATCTTTTTTCCCCCCTTCACCTTTCTTCGGATGAAGATAAGGCAACATTGCCTTGGCAGCATCCTTTCTGGTGTCAATTTCTTCAGTGGTGTCGTTCATTACCGACTTAAGAAATTCGAGCGGGTCCTCAAAGGTTTTTACTGTTCTGTTAACTACTGGAGGTGATGCAGTGCTTTCATCCCTGGTCGGTACATCATATGGATCTGCAGCACGTTTCTTGTTGATAAACGCGATGACATCCGGGTCTTTTGCCAGCCGTGAACCCTGTGACCTTGCGGTTTTCTCGGAATAACCGGCCTTACGGGCTGCTTCAGCCTGGGATGAACCGGACATCAGCGCCAGTGCGTATTTGCGCTTTTGTCCTGTTAACACGTTAACACCCTCCAAAAGGGAATTTTTTCTGTGCGTGAGAGGGGGCGCGGTGTCCAGCGCGATCGGCGTTGACACCCAACCATACCCCCCCCGGCGTTGATGAGAATGAATACCATTCATGTTGAAATTATTCAAAATGCAACTATATTGCAATGATATTGATATCGATTCTCATTTTGTTATATCACGATGATGTTCGCATGACCTTCGCCAGTTGGAACCTGATACTTCATTGCCTCCACGTCTGGCTGGGAAGTAGCGGCTTCACGCGAAGACTTACCAGCGTGACATTCGATACAAAGCGTCCACAGGTTCGTGGTTTCATTATCGCCACCGAACTGCAGCGCTATTCGGTGGTCAAGCTCGCTGTCATGCAGATCCACTACACGGCTACACATGCAGCAATGGCCACCATCTCGGACATATATCCTGCGCTTGAGTCCTACCCTTGCACTTCCGCTTATTCGTCTATTCTCGCCATACACTGGCTTAATACGTCGGGTATCAATGGACTTTAACCGAGGGCGTAGAGTCTTTAGCTTACCCATACAACCTCCATGCTTTGCGGCGTTCTGTTCTTGGCTGCTTATCTCGCGCAGGTTCAACCGGCTGACCATCAGCATGATCAACCAATGAATAGCACGGGTAGATGACTGGTCCTCCGTGCGCATCACCCACGGCATAATCAGCAGCTTTACTATGGCTCCATTTATCCAACACTTTCTGGATATGCTTTGGTGGGACACAGTAGCAGACGCCGTGTATCAATCGCGTGAGCGTTATGAATTCAGCCCGAGACTTATCAGCAGCTATAAGCTTCGATGCAATCTCAAGCTGATACTGAGGTGGCCTTCCTGTACCGAGATAGAAGCTGATAAGTGAATCTGGGTAACGCTCAATCCAGTCGTAAACAGAAGAGATAAATCCTTCCACTGGCAGAGCATCATCCTCTAACACAACAACGTGGCAGCTTTGATCTTTTGCCCACTCAAGTGCGCGTCGATGGTTCCAGTTCGCGCCATGGTCTTCGTAGTCAATGAGCATGTGAGCATCGAGTATGCCGCATAGCTCTTTAGCTGTATCAATGCGCTTATGATGGCCAACCACAACAAACTTCACTTGTGTTTCCACCATGCCGCCTCCTTACCGATACCATCAGTCTTGAAAACGGTATGAACCAGAGGGCCGGTGACAAGCCTGTCAGCGAATGACTGCGCGACAATACCGAACGCCAGCATGTCACCCACCGCAGCGCCAGCCTGTTCTTTCTTCCAGAAACGATAACTCTCTATCCGGTAGTAAAGACGGATGATGCCGTGAGCGAACGCCATTACATCAGCGCGGGTGCCACCCAGCAGACCAGCGTTAAGCATCACATTGTTGCGGTGAGCATCAATGAATTCCTGATATATACGCTCAGGATGATTCTGCTTTGCCCAAGTGTCGGCGTAGGTCTTCGGTTCAGAACCGACGTAAACAGTACCGGGCTTCATTTCTTCCCATGGTGCGCGGAGCATTTCGACATCTGTACCATCTGTACACCAGACGAACCGGTATTCCGGGTGATCACGCAGGTGCTGCCAGATGTGCAGCCATCGCCGGAAGTAGACATTCATCTTCACATCAGGAACGCGGTATAGCTCAACGTCTGCCGGGACCGACTGCAGATCATCCACCAGCGCGATACGGCCACAATTCCGAAGCGATGATGCCCACCTACTCAACATGTCTGGTAAGGCCGCCATTTTCGCACCGCGCTGCGGGTCTGGCTGACTCGTCAGCAGCGTAGTGATAACCACGTCACGCTGTAAGCGATATTCGGCATAGCCTGTATAACCTGCATCTCTTCGCCGCCCGTAAATCACAGCGTTCTTCTTATCGAGCGCTTCGCGTTCTGGTCTCGGTATACTGCGTGCGCCTTCTTCGTACTCATCCATTGAGTGAATGAGCTTTTCAGAGCCAACCACATCAGCGAAAGCCCAGGACGTTAATCCAGCATTATGAATGCGTAACGCTAGATCAGGATGCTCGTACATGCCGCGACCGTATACTGGGTCGAAACCTCCTACCTTATCGATAGCGCTTCGGTGGTAATAAAGCATGACACCGCGCTGCCCGGTATAAGCGATATGCTTACGGTCTCGGTAAAGGACGGTCATATCGTTAATCTTTCGTGGTCCAGCAAGATCGAGAAACTGGTAAGCCAGATGCGGCTCTGGTGATTCTATGTAAGGGAGGTGCCAGTTATCAGCGATTGGCCATGCATCATCGTCCCAAAGGAATAAATGCTCACATCCTGCGTCCACCAGCATGGTGAGGCTGGCGTTCTTAGAAGTGACAATTCCACCTGCTGGGTCGATACGAACAAGCTTCACGTTATCCGGCACTACAGCTGCAGGTTTTGAGCCATCGTCTACCACAACCACCAGCGCACCAGATGGAAGATGCTTCAAGTGCTGTTCAATGGCGCGTTTAAGCACTTCCGGGCGATTATGGGTTGTGATTGCGATGCCTATGCGCGATGAGTTGGCGAACTCAGGTACAAAACGAACACCACCAATCAAGACTTCCATGCACAACCACCAGATAAATTGTGCTTAGCAAGAAAGTCGTTCACTAAATCACGTAGCTCTTCGACTTGCTTAACGGTTAATTGCTTATCAGGGTGGATCACAAACTGGAATTCGTTAGAAGCACCGGGATTGTCTAAATCAATTCGCGGCTGTTTCTCAGAATGCTCATTACCGAGATTAAATGTCGCAATAACTTTCGGCACTTCGTTTGGCGCAGTTTCTACCAATGTTGAAACCTGACCATCTAGAAGCAAGCCACCCACGGCTATTCCATACCCGAAGAAACGATCACCGCGATACAATTTTGCGAGTTGATATTTCATGTGCGTTTCCTTTTAGACGTGAGCCTGCCGCACGGCAATGCCGCCCGAGAGGTAAACGCAACCTAACGGCATCACCCAGGCTCACTACTGAAAGACTCTCTTCATGTTGCGCGTGCGAAGCGCATTAAAAAGCCCCGCGTCTGCGAGGCCTGTTACTTACGATGACGATCAACTGCCAGATTCAGCTTCAAACAGCAGCAGAGCTTCTTCAGATGCTTTAATAGCTTTCGTGGTTCTGGCCACAGGGCCGATTTCGGTAGTTACACGGCTGAGCTGGTTAACGAAAAGTTGATACTTCAGTGGGTCGTCACCAACAAACTTAATCGCGTCTGCTGCTGCAGCGGTGTCATAGTTCAGGTTCGTCAGCAGGTTTAAGCGGATCTGCTGTGCAGGTGTAACAGTGATTTCAGACATTGTTTATCCTCTGGTGGGTATATTGATTGTCTTATCCGCTTGTTGGGATAACCATTATCAAGCCCACCAGCAGGTGAGCTTTGTAATGGCTAACAGTCGGCATCTGGACGGGAAACGGCTCGACATGCGGCCATGCATGCGCGCTTCATGTCGAACTCAGCCTGTCTTATCCACTCCTGGGCTTCCCAACTGTCGATTCCCAGAGGGATGTCTCCCATTTGTTCTCGAAGCAATTTGATGAACTGGCGGCTGATGTCCTTGAACTGGTTCATCTTGCCAATTTCACCGTAAGAGAGTTCGCGGTAGCCCTTAACGGTGCTTCCGTCCTGTGGTTTAGCTTCGCTCATCGGCTTCTCTATTTTTGGTGGGTATGGAAACTTACCCGCGATTGAATGTGAACACAGCAGCATGTTTCACTCCTGTTTCTGGCAGTTCGCCTGCCACGCTTTGTTATGCGTCAGGATATCTTTCTTCGTCTGGCGGTCCATAACGTCGATGTCGTGATCAGTCAGGTAGATTGGCTTTACCCAGTCACAGGCGGTATCAACCACCACCGGGACGCTTCCACGTGTCACGCAGCTCGCGATCAACATCGTCATCAGGCATGTGGTTAACAGTCTGCTGTACATTGCTGGCCTCTATCGTTGCTTCTATGCGGCGTTCAGCTACTGCTTTAGTGGCTGCGGCCTTTTCTTCGGTGCGCTGCTGGTCTGCTTTGGCTTCCGCTTTGCTGGTGCCGCGTGAATGGCCAATGCCAAAAGAAGCGGCGATAGCGCCAAGAATGGCTACTGCGACCGTGATGATTAATTGCACTGTGATCATGCTTCCACCTTCGGTTCAAATGATCGAACGTTCATCGGCTCGCCTGACGGGAAAGACCAGTTCAGCCAGGTGAAGGTCTTAAGCTCGCACATACCGTCAAACATCTCGCCGGGATCAATATCGTCGTAGCTGCAGACGATATGAAGCTCATTACCTTGTGCCTGAAGAACAACCGTATCGGTCTCCCACCGTGGGATTAAGATTCGCAGCCACTTTTTCATACAAGCACCGTCTTGGCCTGCCCGAAGCGAGATCGACGATCTTCCAGCCCGTTCGTTCCGCCGTTGATAATCTTCGTCACCTGCATTAAGTCACCGGAATACTTCAGGCATCCCTTGCTAGCGAAGAACCACGCCGCGCTTCTGGCTGCGTACACATCTTCGGCCAATAGCTCAGGCTGCTTAACCAAATCAACCTTCAGGCCGTTCCCACAGTCACGGTAGTTGCTGAGGCCCGTAATCTGGATAAGCCCACGCCCTCGGTATAACCAGCCGTCGCTGGGAGCGTTGTTCCCCATGCGTTTGCTGTAAACCAGGTTAGCAATGGCGCGCTGGCGCTCAATCGGTAATGTCCGCTCTTCAGGACGGCGGCCAAGCGTGTTTGCCTGTTCTGCTGTGAGGCGTCCGGCACGAATGAAGTTGGCCAGTGCCGCTATTCGGTAGTTGAAACTCTCCACCAGCAGAGTGAAGCCAGCTGACTCATGACCTGCCTGAGCAATGAACATCGCCTGGTCTACCGGCTTGGTGATGCCGAACTCTTTCATGGCGTCACTTACTGGCTGAAACCAGCGCGCCGCTAACTCGGCGCTTAGCCCAGCCGCCTTTTGAAATTGTGATTGGTTCACGTTGTGCTTTCCCCTGCGATTCTTGCGATGTTGCCCCTGGCTCGCCATACGGCAATGCAGACAACGAGGTTGACGACCAACTCTCCGTAATCGACCTGCACGTAATCGCCATGCCAGATGCGGAAAGCGGTAAACGCTGGAGCGAGGATCAGCCCATACGCCAGAAACTCCATCAGACGACGGCGTCGTAAGCTCCGCTTTCTGAAGAACATCAGGCGTATGGTGATGAGGATGCATGCAACAGCGTTAATGTTCAGGATCAGTGTTTGCCACGTCATTCTTCCCCCTTCAATCCGGGTAAGTCTCCTGTCTTCGACCGCTTGAGGATACGAGCCAGGATGGTGACAGAAACCGATGAAGCCAGCAGAGCACCCATAGCTGGAGATACCTTCACGGAAACTGGCGGAGAAAGGTGACTTAATGCCGCATTGATTAGCGCAGCGATGATTTCAGATGCTGTTCCAGCGCAGTAGACCCCACCAATGAATGAGATGAGCGCGAACAGTATCTGTTTCCAGATCTTATGGTCCTCACTGCTCAGGACGTATAGCGCGGCCCCGGCAAGTGAGCAAAGCATTACGGCGGGAGTAGCTTCTGGAAACATCGTGGCGAAGGTGATTCCGGTAGTACCGGCAGCAACACCAGCAGTTGCCGTAGCAGATATCGGTTCTGCGGACATTGAGCCCCCTCTTATTGCCGTGAGTCCTCTCAGAACGAGGGGAAACAAAAAAGGCCACCCTAATGGGTAGCCTGGAAATTAATTTAAAGCGGCTTTTCGCCACTTTTATTCTATTGCTATTTACCGATTCGAATTTTTACTTCTTTTGCAATTCCTGATGGAATAGAAACTCGTGTTGATTTTGCCCCACGCCAGAAAATCCTGAACTCATCCTGCCAGGAATCAAGATTAGACTTCAAAAAATGGTCTCGGTTATGTCCATCAGTGTATTCACATGATCTCATAACTCCAGAAATTCCTAGCTGCTTGTCAATATTGCGCTTCAGGAGTTCAACATCGCTAATCTCAACACATGCTCTTTTGCCTAGTCTTCTGGCAAGATCTGCGCTTTTTGAATTAGCTAGGCAAAGAACAAGACCATCTTCAAACCTTTGCTCAAACTTAATTGTTTCAGGATGGAAATGACCATTGAAGGTTGAGTCAATAAATGTAACCGTTCCGCCGCCTTCAAATTTGACGAGATTACCGAACGCTTTAATATCATGCGTGGAGGTATCAATTAAGTTCTCATCGGGAGTCATAACCCCCTCTCTCTCATCAGAGAGATAAGTACTTGCCTGAAACAGAGGAACAACACCACCTCTGATCCAAGGGAAAACCCATTCCGGTTTAGTCAGATAAAGATATTTCTTCATAGCATCCCCTTTTTTTTAAGGGATGATATCTGAAAAATTAAAAACCCGCACTGATGGCGGGTTTATGTTTTGTTCTGTTGCTCAGTACGCTTTACTGTCCCGAGCCTAACACAATTTAAGCACTTTCTTGCTCACTCTGCAACTTGAATCTGTCGCTATTTGTGCCAAATGCGTCACAAAGTGGAGCGTACAGGAGCGATTCTGCCAAACTTACCCATGTGTCTATTCGGCGGCGGCATGTGATAAGGGTCCAGTAAGGATGTTTTAAGTTCAACTCGTTGGCCATCTGCAGCTTACTCTTACGGAGCCGGTGACGGTCAACGATTACGCCATACAACCCTCGGTATTCATCATTCATAAGGACCGAAGCAATAACACCATCAACCTTAAGGCCCTCTTCGTCGGAGCAGAACGCCAGGCCGCTTTTGTTTTTGCTGTCGAGAATTTCGCGCAGGTAAGCTTCCAGCTCAGGTTTAGTGATGCCGGATTTCTTCATGCGGCGCAGCGCATCGTTGATTGCGGTCTTGGTAATTTTCCCGGATGCAAGCAACTGGTTGAACATGTTTCCGCAGGAGCCACCACCGATGTATGACCAGCGGCCCCACATGCGGAGCTTTCCCTGTACCCAGATGCTTTCGAGAGTGCGAAGGCGAACCATCTCGCCGGATTTGCCAACTTCAGAAGGATTGATCATCTTGCGTCTCCACTTACGCCAGTACGCCGATTTCAAGCGCACGATCTAAAAACCGAAACAACAGCACCAACTGGTCGCCGTGCTTCGCTTCAAATGCCACAGGATCAGCGTGCAACTCATCGTGATGCGCTCTGCACAGCGGTATCACAAACAGGTCGTGCGCTTTGGTTCCCATTCCACCCTGCCCGTGGCCTATCAGGTGGTGGGGGTCGTCTGCCGGGTTATTGCAGCAACTGCACTTCTGCGACTTAACCCAGCGGGTGTACTTATCGTTCTCCCAGCGGCGGCGCTTTGGCCTCAGCATGAAAGATTCAGGTGATTCAGGATCGACCTTCACCGAGACTATCTTCTTAACTTTCTCCTGGAGGATTTCAGTAGCCGGTAATGACGGAACAATCTCACTTTCCCGCATTACTGAGCTGTGCGATTCAGGCTTAATCCTGAGGGCTTTATTGGCCACTGATTCAGAAATAAGGTCGGCCAGATCGTTACGTACCATCCACCAGCAGAACTCCGGCAACGTCAGGGTGTGGTCTGAGCTAAAGCCCAGCATAATATTCACCCTTTCGAGTAGCCATTTTACCAGGTTCTGCATGGCAATTCCTGCCAGTCTTTCAGTATTTTGTTCACGCAACTGGTTATCACAGCCCCAGCAAAGGCGAATGCTTCCGGGTGGGTGACGCATTATCGTGAAGTCCTTTGAGTGCCAGTCATTGTGGGGCCACTGGCATTCGAATTTTCTTTCCAGCCAGGCATCAAGGCTGCTCAAGCCACCAGCACGCTGAATAACCCTCTCGTTCAGGAAAAGCTCTTGCATACTGGCATCATCTGTCAGTGGCTGGTGCGCTTCCGGAATCAGGCCAGATGGCAGGTGCTGGATTGCTTCGGAAGGCGTTTCAATCACAACACGCCCACGACGAAACAACCACAGCAATTCGTTGCCTGGGCGGAACAGTACCACCCCGGACATTGGCGCAACTTCAGGTGTCAGTATGGCTCTCACGCAATTTGCCCCTTAGCGATATGCTCAGCCCACAGGCCGCCGATCCAGCGAACACCCTTTGCTGTAAAGCGCGACTGATTGAATGCGTAGTTGGTCTGGTTGGTTGTGCCGGTCTTAACTTCAAAACGCCCTGCTTCGATGTGTTTGCTCTTCGGCGTAAGCACGCGGTTAAGGCGGTACATGATGCCGTTTTCAATGAGGAACATCGCAAATTCTGGCTCTTTGGCGTTAAGGAGTTTGGCAACCTGCCGGAACGTCATTGATCCAGTGGCTTTGACATAGCGATCAACAAATTCAGCCTTAGGCGCTGCTATAGCCAGTTCATCACTCAGGCGTTGCTTCTGTTCGGCAAGGTCGGCAGCGAGGCGGAGTGCTTCAGGGAGTGTTTGCGGTACCGCCATTCCTGCCCCGCTCTCCAGTTCCTGCCAGCGGTCAACCAGACGAGCGGTAAACTCCGGGCACAACTGGGCGACGATCACATAGCTATCTCGCTTGTTAACTTCGTAGTAATGGTAAACCTGCTGGTTCTGTGGATGGGTGTACTGCATTGCAGCATACCCCCCAATTACGCCTGAGTTCATCAGTCGCTCGATGGTCACACACACATTGCTGTGGCGTGAGTCGACCAGTTTTGCAATCTCACGGCTGGACATCGTTATCTGCTGCCCCATCGCGGTTGCGTGGTGAGTCGGGCACATTACGGTGATATTCATCTGATTCATGCTCTTCTCCACTTATCAGGCGGCTGCACCCGCCAGAGGTTCATGTTTCTTGATCGATATCTCTACTCGTCCACCGGGCACTTTCGGGCCCCACTCCACCAGCATTCTCTGCACCTGACTATCATCCTCCCAGATACCAGCGTGCGTAAGTGCGTCAAACAGAGCCTTGTTGTAGTTGTCGATGTCGCGTCGGCGTTCGTCAGGTGGGTACAGCATGATTTCTACGGCTGCCGGGGCAGTTGATGGTTTTGGAAGGAAGCGAAGCTGCTCGACGATAGCCACACAGGCAGCACTTTGATAAGCCCTGCCTTTGGCGCTGATAAGATGGCGGCCTTTTAACGGCCCCTTGTTCGGGGCTCGCCAGTAGGTGTTTACGCTCGGAGGGAACGGGAGCACCAGTTTCATAAAGTCACTCCCTGCTTTTTCAGCCATTCCACAGCGTTATCTCTGGCAATGTCTCCACCAGATAACAGGTCTTTAATGATCGTTACAGGAACTGCATCCCATTCTGATTTGACGACGGTAATGCCCCTGGCGGCGCCAGGAGCAATGGAGAGGTAACCTTTTTTCTTTAGCGCCTTCACATGCTCAGCAGCAGCGTTCTGCGATGAGCAACCAATCAGTTCAGCAAGCTCTATTAAAGTTGGCGTGAAGCCAACCTTCTCGATGTGAACCTTAATAGCTTCATACACTTCACTCTGACGCGGCGTTAATTCGATCATGACTCAACTCCATAACGCCCGTTCAGGCGTCCTATTACGCTGTTGAACATCACCAGGCTTACGCCCATCGGTTTCACCTTCTCGTGGTACTCCTTCAGGATCGGAGGCACTACGACATTCCAGCTTGGCTTTGGCTTCTGCTTCAGGGCTTTTTTGATGGCATCGTTGCATTGACGGGCTACATCACGCACAGCGTTTTCCTGCTCGGTTGATAGCTTCTTCACACAACCTCCAAGCAAGCCCGGACGAATTCAGCCGCAGCCTGTGCGTTTATGGCGTTACCGTAGCCTTTGAGTCGGCCGACGCGGTTGCTGCTTGCCACTCGTGCCACCCCGGGCTCGACTCGTCCCATGCGCGCGGCAGCCCCATCAACCAGCGGGAATGTGCCGGGTTCAACTGGACGCCATTTTCCATCTCGACATAAGAGCCAGTCCGCATCTCGCCAAAAACCGTTAACCTCAAGGGCCCGCACAGGCTCGCCGCCCAGCCGATTTTGTTCGGCGTCTCTCGACCGTCCGAAATCATTTGCACCGTCGTTGCATTGGTGATGTAGTTGACCTGTGGTGTTGGCCACCCAGTAGGCCCGCTCTCTGATGTGCGGCGCACCGACGCCCGCTGCCGCAAACGGCACAAGCCCGAAGGCGTATCCCATTCCTTCCAGGTCAGTTTGTACAAGGTCGAACCATGTGTTTGAGTTACCGCTTGCAACCTGTTCGCCAAAGACATGCTGAGGTCTGAGCTCGCTGATGAGGTGGAAGAAGTGGGGCCAAAGGTGCCGCTCGTCAGCAAACCCATCGCCTTTGCCTGCCGCGCTGAAAGGCTGGCACGGGCAGGAGCCAGTCCAGACAGGCTTATCGTCAGGCCATCCGGCGAGGCGCAGGGAGTGAGACCAGACGCCAATTCCGGCGAAGAAGTGGCATTGCGTGAATCCTCGCAGGTCGTCAGGTGTGACATCTTCAATACTCCTTTCATCAACTTCGCCAGGAGCGATATGACCGCCGGCGATCAGGTTACGCAGCCACTGGGCAGCAAACGGGTCGATCTCGTTGTAATAAGCTGCTGGCGTCATGCGGCCTCCGTCTTAACAACATCGATGGCGCAACCGGGAAGCAGTTCCACCGCGGCGGTGGCGCACTGATTTCCCCAGTGGTGCCAGCCTGGCGCCGCGCTGCGGCTAAACAGCTCAATGCGTGACACATCACCGTAAAGCAGCTCCAGCCGGTGCCGTACTTCCCACGGTTTTTCGCTGTGCGCGCCGAGGGGGCTGTATACCACCTGCTTAATCCCGGCGTGCTTACGTTCCAGCCCGGCGCCGCGGGTGGCAATCAACAGGTCTTCAGTGTTGGCCCGAGTGTGATTGCCACCGTTCATGCGTGTCTCGGCGTTAAGCAGATCGAGGAAGTCGTAAAAGTCGGTGACTTCACCCTCGGCCAGCGCCTTGTTGATGCGCAACTCGGCGTTCTGATTCAGCTTCACCCAGGTAAAGCCCTTCATCGTGCGGACCTTAAAGCCCCAGGCTTCAGCCAGTTCGATAGCCTCGCGGGTGTGCGTGCCGGTGAACCACATAGCCAGAACAGCATCATCGGCAGCAAGGTCCCAGACCGGAAGACGCTTCATGTCGATCAGCTTCATTGTGCCGTAGTGGTTGGTGGCAGCTCCGTTGCTGACGGTGTTGCCGTATTCCCAGGCTGGGTCAGCGTAAATCAGTGAGTATTTCATCAGACGTTCCTCGCTCTGCCAGCCAGACACCAACCATCACCCGTACTTTTAACCCTCGGCACCATACTCAGGCAGCGCTTACGCTCTTTGAGAATTTTGGTGCGCATGGTTTCGTTCTTTGAGCGATTGAATGCCTCCATCAGAACGGTAGCTGCACGCAGATAAAGCCCCTTGTCAGAAAGCTCTTTAGCTTTGTCCATCATCGCAATGACTGCCGGGTTTGGTGCGGCTTCCTGCTTTGGCTCAGGAATTACTTCTGCTTTCTCAACCGGCATCCGTGGGGTGATAGGCCCAATAGGACCTGCCGGCGCTTTAGCGTAGTAACGGAAGTTGTGGCGTTCGCCTTTACGCTCAGCACGATTAAGCATGACAAGGCGACATACAGCACGCTGAACACTGTGCAACGCATACTCCGGCAGTGCTGCGGCGATCTCTTTGTTAGTCAGTCCAGGGTTGTTGGCTACAAACAGCTGAATTTTTTTCAGAAAACTCATGATTTGGCTCCTCTGAAACCTGAAGGGATCTCTTTGTCTGGACCACCGAAGGTAAGGGAATTTTTCTTGCGGGCTGCATCCCAATCCTCGCGTTGCGGTCTTCCCTTCGCATCCCAGCGAGTAGCAACCTGCAGGTAGCCAGGGAAGTTTCCGGGGATAAACAGAGTTTTTGGCCGCATGTACTGGTAATCCTTCAGGCCCTTCCAGTGTTCGTGTTTGTAGTCGACCACCAGCATGAGCTCTTCCGGAGTAAACCCCTCACGAAGCCTTGCGCGTATGTTATCCAGCGATGCAGAGCAGTTCTGGAAGCGAGAACCGCTTACCAGGTTGAGATGTTTCAGCACAAGTTTTGAATTATCTGTCAGCAAAACATCAGGATCAGGCTTATTGCCGACCTTCTCATCGTCGGGTTGCGGGGCAACCTGACAAGAAGGTTTTTTATCTGATGGTTCAGTAGTTGATTTTACTGACGGATCCCCACCAGATTCTGACGGGTGAAAACAGCCGTTATTGCTGTTTTTCGACGCATCAAATTTTGACGGGTCGTATTTTGATGCGTCATATTTTGACGCGTCAGATTCTGACAGGTGAGAAAAGGCAGAATCACGAAGCTTTGTAACGTTAAGTTGATAAACGTTGGAAGCGTTACGGTTTCCCTTACGGCGCTGTTGGCGGGTCAGCCAACCATCTTTCTCAAGCTGTCCTATAGCCGTGCGAACTGTGCTCTCACCAGCCCCAATCTGACGTGCGATAGTAGCGATAGAAGGCCAGCTAACTCCCTCGTCACTGCTGAAGTCTGCCAGACGCGCCATGATGGCAACGCTGGACAGCTTCATGCCAGAAGCGGCACAGGCGTCCCAAACGTAACCGGTTAATTTAGTGCTCATGGTCGTCCTTTAACTCTGTAAATTTACGCTGGAATTGCTCAAGAGGGCTGAAGCACTCATGATCGTACCCTTCGCGAAGGTATATAACGCGTCGAGTCTGTGGCTCCCATCTGATGACACGGACCGGGACGCCGTAGTGGTCCCTGAAACGCCGGTTAACTTCAGCCATTCCTCACGCCCCTTCTCGTTCATCAGAGCAAAAGCCTCTACCATCGCGTTCTCAGGCTGGTAGTTGTTCGCGTCAGCCTGGTCGTTTAATCTCTCCACATAGCCGAACGGAGAGTCTTTTCCCACCAGTGGAAGGCATCTGAATTGCTTCGCTGGTCTCAATCGGTTTAAACTGTTCATGCGTTAGTTTCTCCACTGAATACGACACGCCACGACGCCCGGAGCTGCACACTCGCGGGCGTCACTTCTTTTGGCTTTTCTTACGGCCAAACAGCGCGACAATCGCGCGGATTTCTTCTTCACGCGCAGCCAGGTGACGGCGGTGATACTCGTTAATCTCTTCAGCTTCATGCGGTTCAATCACCCCATCTTCCAGGGCCTTCTGGATAATCTGATCAACCTGTCCGCGTGCTGCTGCAGTTCTCATGGCGCGAGTGAACAGGTCTACACGATCGAGGTCTTCAAGCTGCGGAACTTCCACCAGCAGAGCGCCGCGACGTTGCGCGAAGTAATCAGCCAGGAGAGACGTGTTTGAAATGTCTTCCATCGCTTCCAGCTCGTTCACTTCGAAGAAGCGACAGCCGTTCTTCTCGTAGAGGTTGTTGTTGAACTGCGTCACTGACATGCCGAGAGCACCGGCCATAGCCTCACGGCCACCTGGGTATGCTTTGCACATCGCTTTCACTACTTCTTTCAGGCTTGGCTCTACCATGTTGTTTTTCCTTTGGTAGTTACGTAATGCTGGTTGCTGGGTTACGGTGTTACTGCAACGTCAGGATCAGCAGGTTTATTTTTGTTAGGGAATGGTCGTACTTCCTCGGCTTCAATCTTCCCGTCTTCGTTAACCAGGATATTTACCCGGCGATTACGCTTGAGAGCTTTGCTGATTGCGCTTTGGTATACCCCAAGTGCCTCAGCTGTTTTTGCCTGGCCGTTTTCCAAAACATATTCAGATAGCGGAATAATCTTCATTGGTTTTCCTCTTGGTTTGCACATAAGGAGTATCACTGTTAGTGATAAATATGTCAACACTAGCGGTGATTGGTGATTATGCCGTGCGGTGATAAATTATGAGAATGAAAAAGAAACCATTGACCGCCGAACAACTTGCCGACGCCAACAGGCTGAAAGCTATTTTTGAGTCCAAGAAAAAAGCGCTGGGGCTCTCACAGGAGACTTTGGCTGAACAAATGGGGATGGGGCAAAGCGGTGTTGCTCAGCTACTGAATGGTACAAACGCTATCAACGCCACTCATGCTGCACAGTTCGCTAAAATTCTCGGGGTAAAAGTCGATGACTTCAGTCCATCCCTTGCAGCTGAGATATCAGCAATGTTTGAGGCGATTGCGAACGGAAGAAATCAATCCTCTGTGTATGAATACCCCTTATTAACCGAAGTGCAGGCGGGATCATTTTGCCCCGTTAGTTCATATACAGAACGCGACGCGAAGGAATGGGTTTCAACCACTGTCAAAGCCAGTGATTCTGCATTTTGGCTTGAGGTATCAGGTCATTCAATGACTGCACCTCCCGGAGTTAAGCCAAGCTTTCCTGAGGGAATGCTCATACTCATAGATCCAGAACAGGATGTTGAGCCTGGTGATTTCTGTGTTGCTGGAATATTCAACGATTCAGAAGTTACCTTTAAAAAATTTGTTCGTGAAGACGGGAAGCCCTGGCTCGAACCTCTTAACCCCAGCCCTCGCTATCAGGCCATTGAATGTAATGAGAATTGCAGAATAATAGGCAAAGTCGTTAAGGCCCAATGGCCTGAAACTATCTTCGAATAAGGAGCCAATAGGCTCTTTTTTTTTGCATCTTTTTTCACCTTACTAATCATAAAGTTAACACTAACCGTGATATTTTTATCACTACAGGTGTTGACCATTTAATTACTATTGGTGATACTCAGTATGCGCCGGGGTGATGATGTTTAAGACCATCGGTAGGTTAGCAGTACGGTATATGGCACATGTGCCGCAGCGGTCCGGGGATTCCTTTCAGTATCCAGATCCAGCGGGTAGCCGGAATGTGCAAGCCAGTTGTGTACGACAGCCAGAGACGTTTCACCAGCGTGGCGATCAGGTGTGACACCTCGGAAGAGACGAGGATGTCAGCCATTCACGCTAAGCATCTCAACGGGTGCTTAGCGGGACTGGAAGAGTTACCACTTGGAGACGGTCCCTTTAAATGTCCTGGACAGTGGCGGTTCCGCACCGATAACAGCGGCGACAAGATGATGCAAACGGCAAAGGTCGTTAAAACTCGTTAGGTGCTGGCGTGGCATACGCGACAGGCCGGATAGACGGCATAGACCAAATGAAACCGGGTGAGGTCGATAAACCAAACGCCGATGTGGTGGGCAGGATCCCCAGTGAAGCCTGTGACAGCCGGGAACAGACCGGCACACAACATGAAAGCGCATTCCTCTTTCACTGATGGGGATCGGTTTGTTAACTGGCGGAGTGCGCTTCCAGTTGTGGCATTAGCTCAGATGGATAGAGCAACGGCCTTCTAAGCCGTGGGTCGCAGGTTCGAATCCTGCATGCCGCGCCAGTATCACGTTAGGACCGTGGTAAACCCGTAGTAGCTGTAACAGATGCTGTGTGTAGTCTTGGCGGTCGGCAGGTTGAAATCCCTTAATGTCGACCGCCCCTTTTACACAACTGAAAGCGCGTTCAGCCGGTTCCTTGAGAGGCCTCAGTCGTTAAATCAACCTCAGGAGAAAGCTAACTGGCGGTGGCAGCCGCCCGTTTCACTAAGTGCCCTGGTTGGGTGCTTACTAAAACGAACCACCTTTATTTTTTGTCGCCAACTGGCGAGGTATTCGTGCAACCAAAATTCAGCGGATATTTCCACTGGAGGAACGATGAACCACCTCGAATTTATAGAGAAAAACGTGAGGGAACAGCTGATTAAGCAAGGCTTTTCCTCTTCGGTGGCTCAGGGGGGGGGCGTGGCAAGCACTTGATTTATATAAGCGCATGTCACAAGCCAGTAAGAAAGGCGCGATTTTCGATGATGTGATGAGGCATGCGAAAGCCTGGGCAGATAAACAGGTTTCAAAAGCTGAAGTTACCAGGAGAAAACACACCTCACCCAAAGACCAAGGCGGCCTCTTCTAAGTTGTAAGGCCAAGAATTCAGCGCTGTGCAGAGCGCTTATAACACGGAGAAACTATCCATGACGAACACACAGAACGTCACCGAGTTACAACCACGCATGACCAGAGAGCAGCTTATTGACGCCGCTCGTAAGGCCGCCCCTCTCCTTCCAGCCGCTTACGGCTGGATGGTTAACGAACTGGCTACACGCCTTGATGTTACCAGCGTCGCGCTATGTGAAGCCTTGGCGCAGCGCAAGGAACTAGCTGAGCAGAATGCCACCCTTCGACAGGATGTAGCGAGTTGGGCCAAAGAATGTGACCGTATTGAAGAGCGCAACACCAAAACGCCTACCAACATGCACCTGCTGGAAGCTCAGCGAGAACTGCGTGAGCTCACTCCTGTTGTCATTTCCCTGAATAACGAGGTTTCTCTCTAATGGCTAACTCATTCAAGCAAATGACCCGTGACGGGACCATTAAGCGCACCGATACCGGGATGTTTATCAGCCTTGACGATATTCATGTTCGTGAAGGATTTAACATCCGCGAAGACGATGAGCGCACTCGCCTGGCTAACGATGACTTATTCGATTACCTGATGAATGGTGGCGTCGTTCCGCCAATTGAAGTTGTACCACGTGACGAGGGCGGAGTTTACATCGTTGAGGGTCATCGTCGTCACCTGGCCTATCAGCGCTGTCGTGACGCAGGAAAGCCCGTTAATCGAATTCATATCATGCCGTTCTATGGGAATGACCTAAAGCAAAAGGCGCGAATTTTCACGAGCGCAAGCCAGCTTTCATTGTCCCCTATCGATCAGATTAACGGCATTCGCGATTTTGCTCCATTCAATCTCACTCCGGCTGAAATAGCGAAGGAAATCCATAAATCAGTGGCATGGGTCGAAAAGCTGATAGCCCTTAGCAATGCAAATCACGATGTGCAAAAAGCTGTTAAGGCTGGCGAAGTGTCCGTTGATGTAGCCATTGACCGAGTAAAAGAGTTCGGCGAAAAGGCCGGTGAGGTTCTTCAGAAGGATAAAGCTTCTGCTGCAGCCAAAGGTAAGAAGAAAGTCACCCGCAGCGTTATAGCTCCGGAAATTAGCGTTAAGAAAGCGCGTCGCCTTGTAGAGCTGATCAGCATGGCGGGTATAAGCGACACAGGAGTTATCTCTCTCGAAGGTTTGGTGCATGCAGAAGTCGTGGAAATTATCGACGAGCACAAAGCTATCTCAGCTCAGCGTCATGGAGAAACATCATGATTACCGAAAAAAATAATGTCTTTTATTGCGACTGTGGATTTTCTTTCCTGAGAGGTCACAGCGGCGCGCATGACTGTGCTGTTGGCCTTCGTAATAAGCTGGCCAGGTCTGAATCCAGATGCGCTGCACTGGCTGCGGAGAATGCGGGGCTGAAGGCGAACTTAATGTTCTGTGATGCAGAAGACCCAGAGGCTCCATACGACAATCCTGGCGAGATTGCTGAAGCATGTTCGCTTAATTACAACGAGGAATTCGTGGTTCAAGTGGCTGCTAAGATGCCGAACCGTACATATCGAGTATGCGAAAGCTGGGAGCATGAGTGCAAGGTAGAGTTGGTTGATGGTAGTGAGGTAGAAACCCCGGACACCGACGCTTTCCTGGCTGAAGTGCGGGCGCAGGGTGTAGAGATGGCAGCCAAAAGCGACCAATTTTCAACATGGGTGCAGCAGGGGCTGCGTAGCTTCGCCATCGGTGTTCGCCAGGGAGTGCAGTAATGACACGCATCCGTAACTTCGGCTGGAATCGCCTCAAGCTGGCAAACCTGTCCTACGAAGAGATCAGCGCTCTCGAAGAGCAGGTTAAGCAGGAGCACGCCTGCAAAGACGGCATCCACATGTACGACAAAGCAGGACGTGACAAGCTAGATGCTCTGAGCTGGGCTGTATACAACAAGCAGAAGCGCGAGGTCGCCCAATGAGCAACACCACCAAAGTGCTGAATTATGACCAATCCGACCCGGATAAAATGCGCCTGCCAAAGGGTTCGAACTGTGGTAACTGCCACCACATTCGGCGCTGTAAGGCTATATTCGGCCACACAGAGACGGATACCTATTGCGACTGGTCACCATCGCGCTTCATCCCGGTACGGACAGAAGGAGCTGCCCAATGAGCAACATCGACATACAGGCGCTGCGTGAACGCTATTCTGAAAAGCCTGCGCCAAAGTGCCACATCTGCGGCTCTGTCATGACAATACAACGCGCCGGTGCTGGCAGTGTCGTCTACGGATGTACAGGCCGAATCGATGGGGATGGAGAAGGTTATAAATTCGAGGCTGGTAGGGATTTCGCTGATGACCATTACGCCCGATCTCGCGTAACTGAGTATGGCCCAGGTGGCGACCCTGACGTGCTGGCGCTGCTGGATGAGCTGGAAGCTAAAGACAAGCGGATTGCTGAGCTGGAGGTGCGGGAAGTTAAGCCAGTGGCATGGATGAGGAATGCTAACGTCACATCATTCATGTCGAGGTTCACAACCGATGAGAAATATGCAGTTGAGCAATGGGGGGATGATGCAGTTGCTCTCTATCCACTTCCTGTAGATTTCATTCCTGCATGCTTTACAGACGAAAGAAATCTGATGCATATCAACGAGCGTGGGCGAGAAACGTCACTTATCTGGAGTAAGCAGAACTCAGACAGTGGCGACATTAAACTTTTTCGTATCGCCTCCGCAGCCGGTAAAGGAGAGTGAGCATGGAAAAGCCACTGAATAAGCGAGAGCGCGAGTTTTTAAAGCCAGCCATAGTTCATCGCTGGGAAATTGAAATATTGCCATACCGAAAAACGGCACTCTGGGATGGTGACTCTCTTTTTCCTGTCAAAGTGGGTGCAATGGCTGAAGACCTGATAAAGCGCGGTTTTCTGGAACGTGTTTCTATGGGATTTGGTCGAGACATTATCAGAGCAACCAAAAAGGCAGAATGCCTACATTGTTACCGCTGCCATTACGGAAAGGTGATTAACGAAAATGGACAGCTGGGCGAGGACTGCCCGCATTGTGATGGCGGTGTAATTGTGAAGAGGACTAACCCATGAGCACTATTACCAGAGAACAGGCCAAAGACCTCCGCAACGCATTCCAGTGCTGGCAGCAGGACTATGACCCGGTAGAAGACAAAGAGCAGTACGACATGTTCGGGTTGGGAGTGGTGGCTATGGATGCGCTGCTGGCATCGCTCGAAGCGGAGGCTGTCGGCGAGGTTGTCCTCGGCGAATATGACGATTGTGGTAGTCATCCTGATGCAAAGGTGGTGTGCATAGCCGCTGATGGTCAGGCTGACTGGGAAAATTTCAAGGATGGAACGCGATTGTACGCTGCACCTCCTTCGCCAGCAGAGATAGACGAGAGAGATGCATTCAACGATTGGAATAACGACGAAAATCTTCCAATTGCTGGAGTTGGTGCCAAGAACGCTGCGTGGCTGGCATGGCAAGCACGTGCCAAGTTGTACACCCCGCCAGCTCCGGTATTTGTGCCGGACCGCTCTGTGTTTGAAAAATGGTGGGAATCTGAGTACGGTTCGCCACTCGATAGCTGGGATTCATTACGGACGACTGACGGTTATTGTGATGATGGGATTGATGGTCAGTTCGAAGCCTGGAACGCCTGCCGCGCCGCCATGCTTCAGGGTGTCGAAACTGTAACGACGGCTTACAAGTTGCCATTCAAGCAGTGGCTTTCACAGCAAGGCGAAAGGATAGAAATAGATTGTGGCTGCGTAAGCGTTGAAGTGTTTATGCATTGGTTGCGCATGGCTTATGGGGCTGGCAACTCTCCGGTAGTTCCGGATTGGCAAGCCAAAGCTGAGAAACTGGCTGAACTTCACGGAAGCAGTTTCGTTGTTTTCCGGAATGGAGAATCTCCGCAGTGTGCTGATCCGACAAAAGTGATTATTTCATTCACAGATGAAGGCCGGGGTCATGCCGCAGCAGCACCGCAGAAGGAGGTGAAGCCGTGAGTAAAGCAGAATTCCTCCAAAAGTTAGCCTCTCTTGCTACAGAGTGTCACACACTGGCCTGTGAATTGGATCTTGGCGATGAACGCACTGAGATGTTCGAGATATACAACGTGCTGAGAAGTCTTGGACGCAGCGGATATGCAAGCCAGATAAGCAAAGCTACTAACCCGCTTCTGTGGGCTGTTGACGATAACGACGATGATTGGGATGAGGATGATGAGTGATGCCTAACCCATTCGACGCAGTAATGTTCGTGCTGCTGGTCATCGGAGCACTTCAGGGTATGGGGTGGATGCCATGGTGAGCAAACTCAAACAGCGGCGCGTGCGCCGCCTTAAAGCCGATGTCGCATGGTGGCGCGAGGAAGCGGAGGATTGTCGCTCCCGTCTGCTGGAACTGGCCGGTGAAATCGACAGACTCAAAAAGCTGGTTATCCGCGTGCCGATGCCGGTTCTCATGCCGAAGGAGATGGTCCACCAGCTCTATTACACCGAAACAAAAAGATGTCGTACCTGCAATGATGGGCTTCGTGGTGGTTGCTCATCTTGCATTTTCTATAAGAGATAGCCGGGTGCAGCCGGTTAAGTGGAGAATAGCCATGGCCAAGTTGATGAAGGCGAGTCTGTGGGGTAAGCGAGAGTTTGAACCAGGCTCTGTTCCAGATAACAGAACTATCCGACGCTGGATTGAAAACGGTAAGCTTCAGGGCCGTATCGTAGATGGTACGATCCTGGTTAGTTCCTCAGAAAAATGGGGCGTTGACTCAATTGTCAGTGAAAGAGTTCGTCAGTTAATTCAAGAGGATTAACATGGCTGCAAGACCACGCAAAAGGGAGAACCGCAATCTCCCTGACTTCCTGCTTTTTGATAAAGCTACCGGGCAATATCGCTTTACGCTTATAACCGGAAAACGTAAAAGCATAGGAACTGATCGCGTAATGGCAATCGCCATTGCCAAAGAATATAACCTCAGAATGCGACCTGAAAAGGTGCCGTCAGTAGAAAGCTTGATTAGAGACTCGGGCGGAATTAATGGAGAAGCTCAACCATTCAGTGACCATGTTGACCGAATTATGGCCCGCGCCGTTGCCGATGAAAAACCATCACCAAGCACCCTGGATGATTGGAATAATGACGTGTTCAGGGTAAAGGAATTTTTTACCAATATACCGGCTTGTGACATTGATCTTGAACACGTGAACCAATTTATTATTCGATACCATGCCGATGCATCCGCTAACGTTCAAAACAGAAAGGTAAGCTTTCTCAAAAAGCTGTTCTCTTATGCAATTGATGAATCATTAATGATGGACAATCCTGCAGCACGTAAAAAAATGCGGCGTGTTGAAGAGAAGAAGCGTAAACGTCTTCCGTTGGATGTCTTTATTACTATGAGGAACGCGGCTGAACCATGGTTAAGAACAGCTATGGATTTGGCACTGCAGACGACACATGCCCGCCTCGAAGTTTCGCGAATAAAATATTCGATAAGAGAGCCGAAAAACGGCGTTTGTGGATGTGTATGGTTAGACGAACCTGAAAACGGGATACATGGTACGTTGTACATCCACCGGCAGAAAGTTCAAAAGAAAGAGGCATCACACGTAGCGATCCCAATTGGAGGGGAGCTGAAGAGGATTATTGACGATAGCCGGGATAGTGTTGCCAGTCCGTATGTCGTACACCGAATACCTGAACGAAATAACAAACGGAGTAAAGAGGTTTCACACCCTACGCAGGTAGCACCTGATTATCTTAGCCGAGCGTTTTCTGCACTACGTGACAAGCTTGGATTATGTGATCATCTTCCAATGGATGAACGCCCAACATTTCACGAGATAAGGGCACTGGCCGCGCATTTGTTTGATAGCCAGGGTATCGATCCACAAGGAAGGATGGCCCATAGTGACGCCAAGTCAACAAAGATTTATACCAGCAATCATATCGACTGGGTTATGGTACCACACGGTGAGATAAAGGCAGGCTAG